CAAGGGCGGTACGGACCTTGTAGTGCCTATAGCACCTATAGTGGCTGAGATGATTAAGTCTCATAATACCCTTGACAGACTATGGCAAGTAACACCAAACAAGTTTTCAACAAGAGCAGCCAATGAAATGCGTAGAATCTTAGGCAAGGATGCTAAACACTTCCACAGTCTACGGCACTACTTTGCTACCACTATGCTTGAGAAATCAGGCGGTGACTTGATTGCGGTTAAGGAACTAATGCGCCACACCAGTGTGGCTACAACTCAAATCTATACCCAGTTAGCCGAGGGAAGAACTCGCTCTCTGGTCAATCTATTATAGGGGACACAATGGCTAAAGTAAATAAAGGAACAGTTGCACTTGGTTGGTGTGATAATGGAAATACTGATGGCAAGTTTACAGAGGGTATGGTTTCCATAGCCCTTCAAGCACCTGCCAACGGCATTGAGATTACGCACAGTATGCGAGTGCAAGGCAATCAAATTGGAAGACAACGCCAAGTACTCTTTGATTACTGGGCAGACCAAATCAAAACTGATTGGCTCTTGTGGGTTGACTCAGACATTGTTATGGATATCCACGTACTTACCAAGGTATGGGATGCAGCAGACAAGATTGGTAAGCCAGTAGTAACTGGAACTTACTTTATCTCTAAGCAGAACGAAGGCACACTAGCCCAACCGTTCCCTGCATTGTTTACCGAAGTAGGCGAACACACTATTCGTCACGTACATCCCTTACCAACTAATCAGGTAATACCAGTTGACTCAGCAGGATTTGGTTTCACCTTAATGCATAAGTCAATTATTCCTATTATGCGTGAGAAGTACCCAGACCAATCCTTGTTTGCAGAGCAAGAAGGTATTGGCGATAAGTTTGTCGGAGAAGACATTGTGTTCTTCCGCAAACTCAAAGAAGCAGGCATTCCGTTATACGCACACACAGGTGCATTAGTACGACATATGAAACGATTCTCACTAGATGCTGATTACTACAGCCTCTACTGGAGTTGGCAAACATTAAAGAAGCAAATAGAGCAAGATAAACCTTAAGGAGTCTAAGTGGCTGGTCGTGATATTACCGAAGGTCGTGGAGATAGATTAGGACCAACACCTGATAATCCATCACTTGCAAGAGCCATCGCAACAGATATTGGTATCGTTTCCGACGGTGCAGTATGGCAGAACACGGATATCAATTACGATGTAGCAATTGGTGGACTTCCATTCATCTATGCTATTAGTGATGCACGACCATACATTAGACAGACAGCACCATTTCGTAAAGACCAGTTCGACAACCAAACAGAACCAGGCGAGCAATCCCTAACTGGTTGGTGGATTCGTTCACAGTCTTCTTTCCACGGTGGTACAGGTATTGTCTACTTTGACCCACAAACATCTGACCCATTTGGTCACTATCGTTTTGCAGATAGTAAGGGTGTGGATGTATTCAACCAAGGTGAAGTAACTCTACTTAACAATGTAGATGTTAACCACATCACCACTGGTCGCGTTCGTGACAACGGGCGACCATTCCAGGCAGCCCGCTCTATTAAGTATAACAACACTGAGGCTGTATTGCTATGGGATGAGTATGATGTAGACAAGATTGTCCCAGGTTCAGCACCTGTTCACTTTATTGATTACAACGCTGGTACAGATGCTGCGGTTTATGCTATCTGTGATGATGGAACCAATGCATTTTGGATTACCAATACTGCAACAAAGAAGACTGTTTACAAGAAGCCATTGACTGGCACCTCAGCATCTACTGCGGATGTGACCAAAATGTTTGATGAAGTTGGTTTAGTTGCTAACGCAACAATGGAATACGTTAAAGAACGTATTGTTATGTGTGCGGACAACAAGGTCTATGAGTTCTCATCATCTGCTACAGCAATGCCAACTGCTGTCTATACACATCCATCTAGCAGCCACGTATTCACATCTGTGTCAGCCTCTGGTTCTTCTATCTATGTGTCTGGATACAACGGTATTCAATCTACTATCCTGAAGTTCACACTATCTACCGCTGGAGTTATGCCGACTCTGACATCAGCAGTTGTAGCAGCAGAACTTCCAGTGGGTGAGATTGTCCATAGAATTTATTACTACCTAGGCTTTATGATGATTGGTACCAATAAGGGCATCAGAGCAGCAGCAGTATCAGAAGTTGATGGCTCTCTTAACTACGGTCCACTTATTGTAGAAACATCTCAACCTTGCTACGACTTTGCAGCACGTGACCGCTTTGTGTGGTGTGCTACTTCTGTTAGCGGTGAGCCTGGTGTTATCCGTATGGACTTAGGTACAGAGTTAGAGACACTTCGTTTTGCTTACGCTAACGACATTTACTATCCAGGAGTAACAAACCACGTAACTACTAGTTGCGCCTTTGTTAACGGCACTGAGCAATTAGCCTTTACTACATCTGCTACCTCTGCGGGAACGATTGTCAACAAGGCATTGACTAGCAACGTGGCAACACTGACTACAAGTGCAGCACATAACCTAGCGGTTAGTGATTCAATCTGGGTTGAGGGTGTCGATGCGACATTTAATGGTGAGCACACAGTACTAACTGTGCCAACTACCACCACATTTACATTCACAAAGACTGCTACAAATGTAGTATCCACAGCAGTTACCTCTGCTGCAGCGATTGTTGCTACTACTGGTGCCATCTATGTAGAGGATTTAACTGAGTTAACACCTACTGGTTACCTAACTACTGGCAACATTCGCTACAACACACTAGAGAAGAAGAACTTTAAGCGACTCTTGGGACGCGGTGACTTTACCTACGGTTCTATGACACTAGATACAGTAGATGAAGCAGGTGTTGAGTACGACGTTATCTCTTACGATGCATCAGTTGGTGCACCTGAAGTAACAACATCATCTCCTGCGGTAGCGCAAGAGTACTTGGCTTACAAGTTCATTATGTACAGAGACGGCACTACTCCAAGTAGAGGTCCACAGTTCAAGGGTTATCAAGCAAAGGCAACGATTGCTACTCCACGTCAGCGTGTAGTGCAGTTCCCTGTCTACTGCTATGACATTGAGACAGACCGATACAACGTATTGCTTGGCTATGAAGGCAGAGCCTTCGACAAGATTCGCTTGCTGGAAGACATTGAAGGCAATGGCGACGTAGTTACTTGGCAAGACTTAACAACTGGTGAATCTCGTCAGGCTGTTATTGAGCAAGTTACATTCACACGATTGACCCCACCTGATAAGCGCTTTGATGGCTTTGGTGGCGTACTACAAATAACTATCCGTACCGTATAACTCTTAGGAGCGCAATCAATGACCGCAGCAAACTGGGCTGGAATAATCGTATCTGTTATAGCAATTGTATCTGCATTTGCAGGCTCAATAAGATGGTTAGTTAAGCATTACCTTTATGAATTGAAACCAAACTCAGGTGCAAGCCTAAAGGATTCGGTCATACGACTTGAAGAAAAGGTAGAAATCCTTTACCAAATGATGTTACAAAAGGGGAGAAATGAATGAAGTCTGTAGTCAAGAAAGCCACACCTGCCGCTATTGCTGTCCTTCGACAAGCCACAGCGATTTCGCCATTGCGTATGAAAGCATCGGATGGACTTCTGCCGTCCAACGCTCATCTGAAACAGAGTCCAACTAGCGACCACAATACTGGACTTGCTGTTGATTTAACACACGACCCAAAGCACGGTATTGACTGCCTTGCTATCTTTGAGAAGTTAAAAGAAGATGCACGAGTTGAGTATTTAATTTTTCAAGGAAAGATTTGGTCAAAGGCTCGTGCCAAAGAAGGCAACCGTAAGTACACTGGTTCCAACCAGCACAATAAACATCTTCATATTTCAATCAAGGCAGAACTATCTAAGGACACTAGCCCTTGGTTCTGGTGGTTAAACCAACCTAAGACTCTTAATCAGGTTATTGCCAGTTTAACCCCAACACCTGCAAAGAAAGCATATAAGACCGAAGTTTGTACCTGTTGCAAAGTGCACGGTGCAAAAGCCTAATCCCCTAGGAGGATACAATGGAACAATTCAAACAACTATCACTTTCTTGGTTCCGTGCTGCAGCATCCGCTGCGGTAGCACTTTACCTTGCAGGTGAGACAGACCTTAAGACACTGGCTATGGCAGCAGTCGCTGGTTTTGCTGGTCCATTACTTAAGTGGCTAGATAACTCTGCTCCAGAGTTTGGTCGCGGTTCAAAGTAATACCCTTTATACGCCTTCCAAGGCGGTTTTAAGACACTTAGACCCTCAGGTCATAGGATTACCTATGGCTTGGGGGTCTTTTTGTCATTTCTATGGCGTGTCGTAAAACTTGCATTCAGGTCAGATGTGTGTATACTTAGATTATTAATTATTAATTTAATTAATATAAGGCGCGGAGCGCCGATATTATATATATAATTATATAATAATAACTAAATAGATTTACATAGTTCTCCCTTGTTGAGTACCCTCCTGTCCTCTAAGGGAGGACTATGTAACAACTTTCAGACAGGAGAAGTCGATGATTAAATTGGATAGTTATGAACTACCAGCACACATAAGTTACTCAGCATTTACCACTTACCTGACCTGTGGATACCAGTACTACTTGGGTAGACTACTTAAGGTTGAGGAAGAACCATCCATTTGGTCAGCAGGTGGACGAGCATTCCACTTGGCAGCAGAGTTGTATGACTATGACAATTAACCCACTATGGGAACAGGCGTGGCGTAAGGAGACCGAAGGTCTTGACTTTGCTAACGCACGAGTTGCAGGGCGAGCAACTAAACTCAACCCTAACAAGGAAGATGCCACTTGGTGGTACGAACAAGGTTCCGTATGGACTGATAACTACATCCTATGGCGCAAGAACAACCCTAACTGGAAAATCTGGACGACACCTCAGGGTGCTAAGGCTATCGAGTTAGAGTTAAACCCTGTCATCTCTGGAGTACCAGTGAAGATGTTCATTGACAGAATCTTTGAGGTTGACGGTAAGTTAGTTATCGTTGACTTGAAGACCTCTCGTGCACGTCCTCAGTCTGACCTACAGTTAGGCTTCTACAAAATAGGAGTCGAGATGATGTTGGGTGTGGAAGTCAATCTAGGAAACTACTGGATGTCTCGTGAGTCGGGGACAGGAGAGATGATTGACCTAAGTAGGTATACACAGGACACACTTGAATACTTTGTTGATGGCTTTGACAAAGCACGCAAGGCTGGTATATTTCTACCGAACCTACAATCGTGCAATTTCTGTGGACTCACAGAACATTGCCAATTCACGAAGGAAAAATAAATGCACAAAGTAAGTACATTATCAGCACAAGATGTGTTGGTTGCACTTGAAATGAAAATCATCACACAAGATGAAGCACGCGAAGCACTTGGCTTTGCAGTTACTAAGGAGGAAAAGTAATGGCAGAAGATTGGAAGTTACAGGTCTCATACAAGACCAATGGTGGGGATATGGTAAATGTCCGTGCAAACACCGCAGATGAACTCAGCGTATTGCTAGAGGGAATCTCTGATTACTCAACACAGATTGCAGCAACAGGAAGAATGCTTAACGGTGCAAACGTGGCAGCCCCTTTGGCAACTCCTACTTCAACTCCCGTGCAGCAAGCCTCTCCTACCTTCGTAACCGCCCCGACAGCGGAAGCATCAGGTACCACCCCAACGTGTCTACACGGGGAACGAAAGTTCCTATCGGGAATCTCAAAGAAGAACGGCAAGCCGTATCGGATGTGGGTATGTCAGCAACCACAAGACCAGGGACAATGCACACCAGTCAACGGTTAAACCTAGACATATAAAAAGAATTGGTTGAGGGGTAGTTATTAGGGGAAGATGATTACCCCTCTTCCAACTTAAGACGGGAGATTAGAATGAGAACTTTAGTAAGAAGTGTAGGCAGAGCAGACATCGGTGGAGAACCACTGCCTCCAGTATTTCGTTCACTTGATTCAAACAAAATTATATTTCGTAGAGCAGAAGTCTCTATGCTTGCAGGTACTCCAGGTGTGGGAAAGTCCACTCTGGCACTGGCTTTAGCCCTCAAGATGAAGGTGCCAAGCCTTTACATTTCAGCAGATACTAACGCACACACTATGGCTATGCGTCTTGCATCAATGATTAGCGGTAAGAATCAGACTGATGTTGAGACACTAATGAATAGTGATTACGGTTGGACTAAGGCAACTCTTACCAGAGGCGCACACATTGTTTGGTCATTTGAATCATCACCTACTCTTCAAGATATAGACGAAGAAGTTCAAGCCTTTGAAGAACTATGGGGATGTCCACCTACTGCAATTTTTGTAGATAACTTAATGGATATTGCCACAGATGGTGGCGAAGAGTTTGCTTCAATGCGTGCGATTATGAAGGAGTTGAAATATCTTGCTCGTGCTACAAACGCTGCTGTCATTATTCTGCATCACACTTCTGAGGCTGTACCTGGAAACCCTTGCCAGCCTAGGTCGGCTCTTCAAGGTAAGGTTGCGCAACTTCCTGCTCTTATTTGTACCCTTGGAGTTGTTGGTACTTCTATGGCTATTGCCCCTGTAAAGAACCGATACGGAAGAGCAGATGCAAACGGAGATTTGCTAGCGTGGCTAGCATTCAACCCTGAATATATGTTTATGGACGACATACCAGAGAACGGTTGATGATGCAGATAAACAAACAAAATCATAAAGGCTCACTTGCTTTAGGTATAAGGTATAATAAACTAATCAACTATAGGGACTATCTAAAAAAGTATAGAACCACACTGCACGAAGTCCAGTTGATGTTCGGTCCGTTTTTGCTATCACTTGAATGGCAAACAACTAATGCACTAGAAAAGAAGTTAAGGAAAGCAAATGATTAGAGAAGAAGAAGACGACCTGACTCAGGAGATGCGTGCTTTTGTTCTACTTGAACTTAAGCAAGAGACTGCTAAGTTAATCGAAAAGATTCAAGCAGCCAAAGTTCCAATCACTGATGAGTGGACCGAAGGTGTCAATGCTGGATTAGAGTGGGCTGTTCGTATCCTGAATAAGGATAAGAGTGCCTCTTAGTGTGGACTTATGCACTCAGTACAACTGAGGAAGCAATTGCTGTTGAGGTAGGTTATCAACGACAGAAGCCATACTTTGGTGACCCAACAAAGAACGTAAATTATTCAGAGGGTGATTTGTGGGAGATGTGGCAGCACGTTGTATGTGCAGGTTCAGAATTAGCGTTTGCGAGGATGGTTGGAAAGAAAGATTTTGTCCCACATTTTAACAAATGGAAGTCTGAGTTAGATATTCCTGGGTTAGGTGAGGTTCGATATTCATTCCCACCTATCAAAGGACTTCGCTATACAACACGAGATGATGATAATTTAATCTATGTTCTAACAACAGGTGGTCTTTGCAATAAAGAAAGACGCAACGCGCCTGACTGGAAGGGACCAGATTATGTAGCAGTTGGCTGGATGTATGGTAAAGATTGCAAGAAAGATGAATGGAAGTATAACGAAAAAACTTGGTATGCTCCAATAGAATATCTTAATCGAATGGAGACATTACCTGATGCCATCACAGAGTAGGAAACATCGTGGGTATAGGTCGCAGAAAGTCCTTGCTAACTTTTTGGCGGAGAATGGATTCCCTTTCGCGGAATCTACTGGTGCTGGACGTAGTGGTACTGATGTTACTGGTACGGTGGGCATTGACTGGGAAGTAAAGGCTCGCACAGGGTTCAACCCCGCTGCTGCAATTGCTCAACTCAAGGATAGAGCCAACGAGAAAGACCTAGGCATAGTAGTGTTAAGACTCAATGGACAAGGAGAGAAATCAGTGGGGGATTGGGTTATGTTAGTACGACTAGAAGATGGCGTAAAACTATTAAGAGATGCAGGATACGGTGATAATAATTGACAACGACCTACCAAGTATAAGAGCCATACTTGAGCACTACGGTGCTAAATTAAGACAGACCCACGGACAAGTAAACCTCAAGTGTCCTTTTCATTCAGATACCCACCAGTCAGGCAGTGCAAATCTTGATAAGAATATCTTCATTTGTTTTGCTTGTGGTGTACAAGGAAACAGCATTCAAATTATTGTGAGACAGGAAGGATTAAATTTCAATGAAGCAAAGCGTTTTGCAGAAGGAATTACTGGGGAAAGCAGCAGCAGGGTACGCGGAAAACATTTATCAGGCGGAAGATTACCTAAGAAGCAGGGGCATACCACTGGAAGTAGCACGTCTGGCATCATTAGGCGTAGTCGCGGAGCCTGAGACAGGGCACGAAGGATTTAAAGGAAGACTGTCAATACCCTACATAACTAAGACTGGTGTTGTAGACTTACGTTTTAGAAGCCTCAATCCTGCAGTTGAACCCAAGTATATGGGTATGACTGGAGCAGAGACCAAGATGTACAACGTGCTAGATGTGGAGCGAGCCAGTGACTTTATTGGAGTTTGTGAAGGGGAGTTGGACACCCTTACTCTGTCTGCTTGCGTTGGGATTCCTTGTGTTGGAGTACCAGGTGCGAACAGTTGGAAGAAGCACTACACACGACTGCTGGCGGACTTTGAAAGGGTGTTTATATTCGCGGACGGAGACCAGCCTGGTACGCAATTCGCCACTAGTCTTGCCAGAGAACTACCAGTTACTATCATTCAACTCCCAGACGGACACGATGTCAATTCGATGTTCGTGCAAGAAGGTTCTGACTACTTCCATCAAAAGATGGGTTTAAATGAACATTGAAGAAGAGCCACCTCACAATCATTGCCACGATTGCAACATAACATTTCCTGATTCGTTCGCACTGATTGACCATTACTTGGAAGAGGATGAAGAGTTCGACCCGTACTATCTGTTGCCCTCTGGTTTCAAACTTATGCTAGGGTCAATGCTACGGTTTCTATTTGACAACGCAGACCAGCCTGACCAAATCAAAATGATAACTCAGTCTACTTATGTTACACTATTTGCTAGTGAGAATGGGTATGACCTAGTTGATGAGTTGGTTGAGGATATGATTGTCAAGTCTGCACTACAAGACTTTGACCGTGACTTACAACAACTATTAGCGGAGGAACCCAATGACGACGAAGGCGGAGCGTGAGGAAATATGGCAGATTATTCAATATCTAACAAACTTGGGTTTAAACGTAGTAAAGACGGAGACTCAGGGAACTTCGTTGATGGTTTCGTTAGCCATTCCGCTGTTGCACGCGAACTCCACCTCGAAGTAAATCTTGGAAACATAAGCAAAGAATTATCTGAACTGCTTATCTCTAAGCATAAAGATTATGGTCCAAAGAATATTTCCCAAGCACCAGGCGGTGCAATCAACGGTTTGCGTGTGCGTATGCACGATAAGTTGGCACGCATTAACAACTTGATTGACAGCGGTGCAAGTCCAGAGCACGAATCACTTGAGGATTCCTTCAAGGATATGGCTAACTATGCAATCATTGGACTGCTAGTTTTAAGAGGCAAGTGGGATGAATGAAAGAGCAGGAGTTATTTGACTGGCTAAAGTCGGAGCACTTCCCAGATTTAATACACTCCCCAGAATTATTCGACGGCTTTGATTGCATCACAGATATGTACAAAATGTTTATCGAACTTAAGTCACGCAATACACATTACGATACGTTGTTGCTTGAGAAGAAGAAGTACGACTTTCTTATCACTAAGTCAACTGAACTTGGGTTAACACCCTATTACATTAACTATACACCTGAGGGTGTGTGGTCTTTTCGTCTTGACTTAATACAGAACATTGTGTGGGAAGACAAGTGGTTGCCAGTTACAACAGAGTTTGCAAACAAGAACAAGATGATGAAGCCAGTTACCTTCCTCAAAATAGTGGACGGGACAAAGATTAAGTGATTGAATGGGAAAGAATAAAGCGTTGGGATTATGTAGTTGATGCTGTTGGTTCTGAATACTCACGCAAGTTTCCAACCATTGAGATAGAAGACATCAGGCAATCCCTCTATCAGTGGTTTGTTGAGCACCCAAATAAACTAGATGCTTGGGAAGAAATAGGTGACAAGGATGCAAAGAACCTTATCTATCGTAGCCTACGTAATCAAGCCTTAGACTATTGCAACCATTGGAAAGCAAAGTCTGGTGGGTATGAGACAAGCGATTTATTCTTTTACGAAGCAGATATGGTTGAGGCACTCCTGCCTCCTGTACTTCGCGGTGAGTGGGGAGTAACCCATAAGTTAAATCTTGGCAGAACAGTGCGTCCCTCTGCACCTAACGAGGGTGGAAACCTTATGGCTATGATGATTGAAGTTGACTATGCATTTTGGAAACTGCCTAAAGATGACAGAAAAATATTATTCCTGCGCTATGCAGAGTCAATGGACTTTGGTGACATTGGCAAAGAGTTAGATATGGGCACAGAAGATGCGGTGCGTATGCGCCACAAGCGTGCCATTCGTAAACTCATTAACAAAATCGGTGGGTTCAAACCATTCCGCGATTACGACGATGCCCCTTCTCAGGAGGACTCAGGTGTTGACTCTGCTGGGTCTACCCAAAGTGACTCGCCGTATGAGTCGTAGAACTCTTCAATCTCTTTACCACTAGCAAACTGTAACTCTGTATTGCGTGGCTCACAATTACTGCAACCACCATTCTCACATACTGTACACATACTATTCTCCTGTTGAATAAAATCCAGTCCCTTTGAACTGAACCGCTGGTGTATTGTAAATTCTACTAGACACTTGACCGCAAATGCAAGCGACTTCATCATCTCGTTCTTCAACTTTGCGATTTATAATTGTAAGTGAGTGACATTTACGACATCTGTATTCATAGTTAGGCATCAGAACTCAAACCCTACATACCAAAACCCAAATTCTATAACAACATAGAACCGACTTATGCTAAATCCAAGATTAAAACCATCGTTCGTGCCATAAGTTAACCATTTATTTTTTCCAATCTTTCTTGCTGTCATTCATCTCTCCAATCCATTGGTGTTGGTGCGGTGCTAATTGCCCCACACTCCTTGCATTCCTGTTTTAAATCGTACCAACCTACTTCTCTTGTCTCTTCGTCCCACATTACTGTCACCACAAACATCTTGCACCCACAAACACAGGTTAGTATAGGCTTGCCAGTTAAGTCAAGCACCTAGTACCAGCCCCTAGTGTGGTGTAACCAAGCCTTGCAGGGTGTGCCATAGCGGTGTTCGATGTAGCGATAGGCTCTGAGTATCTGAACTGCTGGGTCTGTACTCTTCTCGCCTAACATCTGTGCAATTCCGTAGGCTGATGAGCCTTGCTGGTTTTTTGCTAGGTGGTCGAAACGACTTTCCTTCATAAAGATTTTCCAAACACAGCCTCGTTCTTTTTTATCCCAGCCCCAGCCAACTTGGGCATAGCGCATTGCCATAATCTTGTTGGCTTTCTTCTCTTCCATTGTTGCCTTGGTTCTTATAACTGGTGGCTTGTCGTCTCTTGTTTCTATCGTGTGATTTATCTGCACGACCAGAAGAGTGACTGTCAAAATTGACAGAACAATAAATCGTTTTCTCATTTATCTATTCTAGCAATCCTGAGCCGAACATTCTTTCTGTGTCGCCTTTCTGAGCGAACCATAACTTCCTGTGGCTTCTTTGTTGTCAATAAGTAACGCTCAACTGTGAGTAATCCACCCCAGATTGAGCCGTGACCGCCTGTAAATTCTAGGTTTTCACGCTCTAGTCCCTGCTCCAAACACTCAACCCTGACTGGACATATGTGGCATAACTCTATTGCCTGTACACTTCGCAACACTTCCAACTTCTGTACATCTGAGTCGTTGGAATTATTATAGTGCCATAGGTCAGGGTCTGGGTGTCGGTTGCAGTTGCCATCTTCGTGCCATCTTCTGTCTTTAAGTACCATTAAATTACCGATTTTAATTGCGCAATCGGTAAAATATTTACGGCTTCACCTTCGTGTTCATCTGTCCAAACTAAGTGTGCTTCTTCCTGATTATCATAGAGCCATTCATCTTGTGCTTTTAAACTCATCGAGTCCCAATCTTTCGGTAGGTCGGTGCCCTCTGGTAGCCAAACATTGACAACCTTTACGCCTTTGGTTTCATAGACTATTTGGAATTGTTGTCGCTTTTGCATTTCCAGTTTTCTTTTCATCTGTACAATTTGTTCTGCTATGGAATAAGTTTTACCTTTCACTCTATTTCTCCGTTCTCGCATTCCTCACACGTCGGTGAGTTGTATAAATTGCGGTCAAAATCTGTCCCGCATTTGTCGCACTCTGCGAAGTCTGACTCGTCATAAAACCAAGGGTCATTTAGTTGTGGCTCACTCATAAGTAGGACTCCTCGATGATGCTGTCTGATAGTTCTTCGAGAGTATAACCAAGGCTTTGTTCGTTGTTGTCTTCCCAATTAACTGCCCACTCTGGGTCGTCAATCCACTTAGACCGCCACTCTGACTCTGTAAATTGCAGGTCGAACCCGTCCCACTTATCCCAATGTAGAAGCACGGAGTATTCCTGTCCTTCATAGTTAAAGATAATCCACTTATCGTATGCAGTTTCTTCTTTGGTTGCGCTTGAAATTTCAATTGTCATCTTCGTCCTCCTCTGTGATAAATCCTAAATCTTTGAGTGCTTGAATGGCTTCGTGTAATGTCTTTAATGCTTCTATTTGTTGTTGTTCTGTTGTCATTTAGTTTTCTCCTGTCTTTGGGCAATCATCATAAGGGTGCTCGTGTGGTTCTGTGTCTTCGCAACTACACCACCCAAACTTATCTACCTGTGTTTCGTGTGTCAACTCTGCTAACTCGCTCCAACTAAT